ATCAGATTTTTTTGTGTACGGGATCGGGGATAATGCCGGGGCCACCACCGAAAGACCCAAAACTGAGGCAGCGACGGAACAAAACGGCGACCAATCGCGCGCTGGTTCGGACGGAGGCGCCGAGACAGCGGGCGCCGTCGTTGCCGCAGGCCCGGGAGTGGCACAAGCTGACGCGGGCCTGGTGGCGGGATGTGTGGCGGTCGCCGATGGCGGAGGAATTCCTGCGGGCGGACATGCACGCGCTGTACCGGCTGGCCGTGTTGGTCGATTTGTTCTGGTCGGAGCCGACGAAGGAGATCGCGGCGGAGATCCGGCTGGAGCAGCAAGCCTTCGGGTTGACGCCGATCGACAGGCGGCGGCTGCAGTGGTCGGTGGAGGAGCCGGTCGAGGAACGAAAGCGAACCCGGCAGCCAGCCGAGACCGAGGGGCGGACCGATGATCCTCGTAAGATTTTGAAAATGGTGGCGGCTCGATGAGTGTTCTGGTAGTACCCGAGATCGATGCCGAGCCGTGGCCGACGCTGGGGCCCCAGGTCTGCGATTTCATCGAGGAGTACCTGGTTTTCGGGCCGGGGGATCTGCGGGGGGAGCCGGCGCGGCTGGATGCCGAGAAGCGGGCGCTGATCTACCGGATGTACGAGGTCTATCCGCAGGGCCACGAGATGGAAGGCCGGCGGAGGTACAAACGGTGCGCTCTGTCCCTCCGGAAGGGCACGGCGAAAACAGAGTTGGCCGCCTGGCTGGCCGCGGTGGAGCTGCACTGGGAGGGCCCTGTGCGGTGTGATGGATTCGACGCCCAGGGGCGACCGGTGGGCAGGGGGGTGACCGATCCCTATATTCCGATGGTGGCCTACACTGAGGAACAGAGCGACGAGCTGGCCTATGGCGCGCTTTTGGTGATCCTAGAGCACAGCCCGCTGGCCGGGGATTTCGGTCTCGGGCTGGAGCGCATTATGCGAAGGGGCGGGGATGGGAAGGCGGTCTCGCTGGCCACGTCGCCGAACGCGCGGGACGGGGCCAGGACAACGTTCCAGGTTTTCGACGAGACGCACCGGTTCACGCTGCCGAAATTGCGAGCGGCTCACCGGACCATGCTGGCCAACATTCCCAAGCGGTTGTTGAGCGATGCCTGGTCGTTCGAGATCACGACGGCACCGGCACCGGGTGAGGGCTCGGTGGCCGAGAATACGATGGACTATGCCCGGCAGGTGGCCGGGGGCAAGATCGAGGATAGCCGGCTGTTTTTCTTTCACCGCCAGGCGAGCGATAACCACGACCTGGAAACGAGGGCCGGCATCCGGAAGGCCGTCATCGAGGCGAGCGGGCCGACCGCGGTCTGGTCGGACATCGAGGGGATCGTGGACCAGTGGTCCGACCCGACGGCGGACCGGCCCTACCTGGAGCGGGTGTGGTTGAACCGGCTGGTTCAGGCGAGCGAACGAGCGTTCGACGTGAGGATCTGGCATTCGCGAGCGCGGAGCGGGTACCGGGTGGCCAATGGGGCAACGATTACGCTGGGATTCGATGGGGCGCGGTGGCGGGACTCGACGGCGCTGGTGGCCACCGAGGTGGCCACGGGTTACCAGTGGCTGCTGGGGTTGTGGGAGCGGCCGCCGAACGTCCAGGAGTGGGAGGTGCCCCAGGACGAGGTGGACATGGCCGTCGACATGGCCTTCGAGAGGTGGGATGTGTGGCGGATGTACGCCGACCCACCCTACTGGGAGAGCCTGGTGGCGGAGTGGGCGGGCCGCTATGGAGAGGATCGGGTGGTCGAGTGGTGGACCAACCGGGTCAAGGCCATGGCGTTCTCGATCCAGGGGTTTGACAACGCGGTCCGGGCGGATGATCTGTCGCACGATGGCGACCGGCACCTGGCCCGGCATATTGGCAATGCCTGCCGGCGCGAGGTGAACGTGCGGGACGAGCAGGGTATCCGGATGTGGACGATCTATAAAGAGCAGCCGGAGAGCCCGCACAAAATCGACGCGGCGATGGCGGCGATCCTGAGCTGGCAGGCGCGGAGCGATGCCGTCACGCTAGGCATCGGTCAGCCGCGGCCCAGCGTGTACGAAACGCGCGGGCTGGAGGTGGTATGAATAAAGAGCTGTGGATCGTGGGCAGGATCGTCGGGCCGGGCCCGAACGGATGGGAATTCGTTGGGGTATTCGACGAGGAACAGGCTGCCATTGAGGCCTGCCCGACGCCCAGCCATTTCCTCGGGCCGGCGACTTTGAACGAGCGCCTGCCGGATGAGACACAGCCCTGGCCAGGGAGCTATTACCCGGTACCGCTGGACGACGAGGTCGACATCGATGTTTGAGCGCTATCCAGAGGTGCGGACGGTGATCGTGAATACCAAGTCGGACCGGGCCTTTCGTGGCGTGCTGTGGCGGAAGCGGCGCGGGTACCTGGTGCTGCGGAACGCCCAGCTCCTGAAGGCCAAAAACGAGGTCACGCCGCTGGACGGCGAGGTCGTGATCCCGGCCGAGAACGTGGACTTTGTGCAGGTGGTGAACTGATGTCGAGTCAGGCGGGCGCCCCTGCGGCCATTACGCGCGTAATAACCACGCGCGCGCAGGTGGGGGGTGGCTTATGACGGTGGTCATGAGCGCGGGTCAGTTGGAGAGCCTGGTACCGGCGTGGACGCCGAGCCACGGGTACGGGTCCATGCGGATGTATGGCGGTCGCTCGCGGACCTATGCGGCGCTGTACCGCGAGCAGCCGAACGTGCGGGTGTGCGTCGATTTTCTGAGCAGGAACATCGCACAGCTCGGCCTGCACGTTTTCCGGCGGGTAAGCGACACGGACCGGGAGCGGCTCACGGACCACGGCCTGGCGAAGGTGATCGGGCGGCCGCTGCCGGCTGAGTTCAAATGGACACGGTACCGTCTCATCGAATCGCTGATGAGCGACCTGGGGATCTACTTCAACGCGTATTGGCTCAAGATCAAGGCGGCCGGGGCGCCGCTGGGGCTGCTGCGCGTGCCGCCGGAGTTGGTGAAAGTGCAGGGCGGCCTGGTGATCACCGGCTACCGGGTGACGGTGGGCGGGCAGCGAATGGATTTTGAGCCGGGACAGGTGGTGCATTTCCGAGGATTTAATCCGGAGAACCCGGTGGCCGGGTTGTCGCCGCTGGAGACGTTGCGGCGGGTGCTGGCCGAGGAGCACGCCTCCGGGGATTACCGGGAGCATTTCTGGCAGAACGCTGCGCGGATGCAGGGGATCATCAAAAGGCCGGCGACGGCGCCGGAGTGGAGCACGACGGCACGGGAACGGTTCAAGACAGAATTCGAGGCCCTGTACGCCGGCGGCAATAATTCGGGTACGACCGCCATCCTGGAGGAGGACATGGAGTGGGAATCGATCCAGTTCAACGCGCAGGAGAGCGAGTATCTGGGCGGGCGGAAATTGACGCGGGAAGAGTGTGCGCGGGCGTACCACATCCCACTGCCGATGGTGGGGATCCTGGACAACGCGACGTTCTCGAACATCAAGGAGCAGCACAAACACCTGTACCAGGATAGCCTGGGGCCCTGGCTGGCGATGATCGAGGGAGATATCGAGCTGCAGCTCCTGCCGGAATTCGCGGACTCGGAGGGGGTGTACTGCGAGTTCAATATTCAGGAGAAACTACAGGGCTCGTTCGAAGAGCAAGCGACGAGCTACCAGGGTGCGGTGGGCCGGCCGTGGATGACGGCCGACGAGGCGCGGGCCAGGCAGAATCTGCCGGCGATGGGGGGCGACGCGGCGCGGTTGGTGACGCCGTTGAACGTGTTGGTGGGCGGGCAGGCGAGCCCGCAGGATTCGGCGCCGGAGAACAGGTGCATTGCACCGACGGCAGGTGCAACGCACCAGAAGGCGGCAGGGATCGATAGCCACATGCCGGAGCTGCGAGAGCGGCACGTGGAGAAGTGGGTCGAGGTTTTGGCCCGGCATTATCGACGGCAGGAGTCGGCTATTCTGAGCCGGTTGCCGAAGGCGCGAGCAGAGGCCGGGTCAAAGGCGGTGATCGGCGATATCTGGTTCGACGAGGAGCGGTGGAACGAGGAACTGCAGGCGGATCTGTTTGCGTTGAACCAGCTCACGGCGGTGACCTGGGGTAACGTGGTGGCAAGCGCGGCTGAGGCTGAGGTCGACGAGGATAGGATGGAGGCCTGGCTGATGGAGCACAGCCGGATCCAGGCGGAGACGTTTAACAATGCGACGATGGCCGAATTAGAGGTGGCGTTGGCCGAGCCGGACACGCAGGAGGCGGTCAAGGACCTCTTTCTGATGGCCACCACGAGCTGGGCCCGGCGGGATGCGCGGACGGGGGTATTGAGTGCGTCGACGTTTGGGGCCAGCGAGGGAGCGCGGGCCGGTGGGTTGCGGACCAAGACGTGGCGGGCGAACAGCAAAAATCCGCGCCCGAGCCACGCGGCCATGGATGGCATCAGCGTGAGCGTGGGGCAGTTGTTCCCGAACGGGATGAGGTGGCCGGGGGATCCCGCGGGGGGCGCTGAGGAAGTGGCGAATTGCGCGTGTAGCGTGGTTTTTGGTACGTGAACCACTGAGGGGATGAGGCGGATGAAGTCACTGAGAAAACGGCGTCTTGGGATCCGGTGGAGTTGTGGGGTCCGGCCGTGGTGTGAGCATCGATGGCGATGGATGGCCTGGTTGCACGGACGGGCTGAGAGGTGCCGGACTATGATTCGGCACGAGCAAAAGGCGAGGTGATAGATGGCACAGAAAAAAACGTACACGGGCCGGATCCAGCTCAAGGCGGATGGAGAGGAAGGCGAATTCCGGTCGGTGTTTGCTACGTTCAACGTGGTGGATCACGACGGGGACGTGACCGTGCCTGGTGCGTTCCAGGAGGGCCAGGAGGTCGTGGTGGAGGGTTGGAACCATGACTATGGCCTGCCCGTTGGCAAGGGCACCATCCATTCGAACGAGACCGAGGCGTGGGTCGACGGGCGGCTGTTCCTGGACACGACGGCCGGCAACGATACGTACCAGACGCTGAAACAGCTCGACGGCCTGGAGGAATGGTCGTACACGTTCACCGTCGAGAAGGGAAATTATGGCGAGCTGGATGGCCGCGACGTGTACTACCTG